GAAGAAAAAAGAAAGCTAAACAAGCTGCTCTTAGAAATCAAACAACTACACCAACAACTACAACAACTACTACACCTACTACAACAACAACTACTACACCAACAACCACTACTACACTTGCTCCTGCAAATGATACAGTTACTACATCGGGTGGAGTTATTGGCGGCACATCAGTAACGCCAGAAAGTATTTACACACGTGATCCAGAAGAAGCTATATCAGATCAAGAGAAACTGGCTCAAGAAGAACTAAGGCGACAAAGAATAAAACGAGCTAGAACAAAACAATCTTTGCTTAGAAAAAGATTAGAAAGAACTCAAGAAGTAGGTTCTGGTCGTAGAGTTTTGTCTGGATCTGAAAGAGAACTAAATGTACAGACTAGACAAGCAGGAACTGGTCGCAGAGGTGGGGCAGGTAGAAGATCTTTAATTACTGGTTCTACTGGTGGAATCGGATACTATAGTAGGTTCTTATGATACAAAATTCAAAAAAATACTTAGAAAGATACGAGAAAGCAAAAGCGCATAGGCAGAACTTTGTTGATCTTTTTGAAGAATGTTATGAGTTTGCTTTGCCGCAACGAGAATCATTTTTCTTTGAAACAGCAGGACAGCGTAGAGATGATAAGATCTTTGACGAAACAGCAGTAGTTGGTGTTCAAGAATTTGCATCTAGACTACAATCAGGCTTAGTTCCTAACTTTGCTAGGTGGGCTGACTTTACCGCAGGTTCAGAAGTTCCAGACTCTGAGAAAGATTTTATTGAAAATGATCTTGATGAAGTAACAGAGTATGTTTTTGAGATATTACAAAACTCTAACTTTGGACAAGAAGTTCATGAATCATTTATGGATCTAGCAGTAGGTACTGGTATCCTTTGTGTAGATGAAGGCGATGCAATTAATCCTGTAGTATTCTCAGCAATACCATTACCCCATGTTGTTCTTGATACTGGACCTGATGATAAAATAGATCATGTCTTTCGGGAGCGTAAGAATATAAGGAACTCTGATCTTCCTATACTTTATGAAGATGCAAAGTTTGACATGAAGATACAGAATAGAATTGATAGAGATCCAGAAGGCAAATGCACAACCCTTGAGATTATATGCAAAGATTACACAAAACGTAATGAGGAAGCATATCTGTATTATGTAATAGATATGTCTACAAAAGAAGCTATTGTTGAAAGAAAGTTTTCTGGCGTTGGTTCTAATCCATATGTTTGTTTTAGGTGGTCTAAATGTGCAGGTGAGGTGTATGGTCGAGGTCCATTAATCAATGCTTTATCTGCTATTAAGACTACAAACTTAACTATTCAACTTATCTTGGAAAATGCTCAGATGGCTATATCTGGCATTTATCAGATGGATGATGACGGTATTATTAACCCAGATACTATTAATCTAGTTCCAGGAACTATAATACCGAAGTCTCCTCAATCTGGTGGGCTACAACCTATACAAGCAGCAGGAAGATTTGATGTTGCTGATATAGTTTTAGGTGATATGCGCTTGAATATAAAACGTGCATTATACAATGATATGCTAGGAAATCCAGATAGAACTCCTGCATCTGCTACAGAAGTAGCTGAACGTATGGCAGATTTATCACGCAGGATAGGATCAGCATTTGGTAGACTGCAAGCTGAGTTAGTACAGCCAGTATTACAAAGAGTGATTTACATTCTTAAGAAGCAAGGGCGTATAGAAATGCCAACTGTTAATGGTCGAGAGGTCAAGATACGTTCTGTTTCTCCATTAGCACAAGCTCAATCTAATCAGGATATAACTTCCGTTTCTAGGTTTCTTGAATTGGTTAATGCGTACTTTGGGCCTGAGACTACAAACATATTAATTAACTCTGAAGAAACAGCTATTCACCTTGCTAAAAAATTTGGTGTACCTGACACCTTGATTCGTGACGCAGAAGAGCGTAGACAGATAGTTGCAATGATGCAGCAAATGCAAATGCAACAACAGGAACAACAAGCAGGACCACCTATTGCCGCAGAATAGTCACATTGGTTTAGACGGAATAACAAGAAAGAAAACAGAAGAAGATAAGATAAGCCTTCATTTTGGTTCTTTATTTGTTCAGCCTACTGGTCAAGAAATTCTTAAATACTTGCGTAGTATAACTATTGAAATGGTAAGTGGTCCTAATATTTCTACTGATGAACTGCGTCATTTAGAAGGTCAACGGTATCTTGTTGGCCTAATAGAGCGTCATATCCAAAGATCACATAAGGTTAAAAACAATGAGTGAAGAAGCACAAGAAACAGAAGCAACAACAGAACTGCCACCTCAAGAAGAAAGAGACTTTGTAGTTGCAGAAGATTTAGAAACTAAAACTGAAGAACGTCCTGAATGGTTGCCAGAAAAATATAAAACAGGTGAGGATCTAGCAAAGGCTTATAAAGAACTTGAGTCTAAGCTTGGCACTAAGGATGTTGATATTAGAAATGAATTATTAAAAGAAATAGAAGAAGAAAGTTTTAAAGACAGGCCAAGCTCTGCTGATGATTACCAATTGCCTGATTTTGTAGATATAGATAATATTGATACAAATGATCCAACTCTTAGATGGTGGGCAGATCATGCTTTTACTTATGGTTTTAGCCAAGAAGAATTTGCTGAAGGATTAGAAAAAGTAATGCAAGCACAAGATTCTTTCTTACCAGATCCAGAAGAGGAAATAAAGAAACTTGGCGATAATGCAAATGTAAGACTAGAGGCTGTTGATTTATTTGCTAGGCAGTTTTTTCCAGAAGAATATATGGAGTCTATAGAAGATTTAGCTGCTACGGCAGAAGGAGTACAAGCTTTAGAATTTATTATGGCTAAACTACAATCCCCTGCAATTGGATCTGATGCTGCACCAATAGGTAGAATTACCGAAGAAAGTCTGAGAGAAATGATGGCTGATGAAAGATATTGGCATCCTGCTCGTAGAAATACAGACTTTATTAAACAGGTTGATGAAGGTTTTCAAAAGCTACATAATCAATAAATTTAATTTGTGCGTTGCATTTTAAATAAAATTATTGTTTGAATGGGTCATTACGACCCATATCGCATTGATCGGCCCTAATTGGATACCCGAATTGATATGTAAGAGTGGACACTCGTAGCAATCGGAAACTCAATTTAGGACTGTAAAAATGGCTAATACAATAGACCAAGCCTTTATAAAGCAGTTTGAAACTGAAGTTCACATGGCGTATCAGCGTATGGGTTCCAAGCTACGGAACACTGTTCGCTCTACAAATGTGTCAGGTTCAACTGCACGATTCCAGAAAATAGGCACTGGATCAGCGTCAACAAAATCAAGAACTGGTAGTGTAACTCCTATGGAACTCGTACACACCAATGTCGAAGTATCAATGAGCGACTTCTACGCTGCTGAATTCATTGACAAGCTTGACGAGTTGAAAACAAATATCAATGAACGACAAGCTGTAACACAATCTGCGGCTGCTGCTCTTGGTAGAAAAACAGACGAGATTATCATTACTGCTATGGATGCAGGTGCTAACTCTACTCAAATACATGATACTAACTCTGCTCTTGCTAAAGCAGATCTTCTATCATTGTTTGAAACAATGGGTACGGCAGATGTTCCAGAGGACGGACAACGCTATCTTGCGATGTCTCCTGCAGGTTATGCTGATTTGTTTTCTATCAATGAATTTGCATCATCAGACTTTGTTGGGCCGCAAAACCTACCATTTGCAGGTGGCATGACAATGAAAGAATTCTTGGGCTTCAAGATCTTTTCAACGTCTGCTGTAGCAGGTGGTAAGAACTTTGCTTACCATACAAGTGCTATAGGTCTTGGTGTGAACTCTGATGTTCAAACTGAAGTAAACTATGTTGCTGAGAAAGTATCTCACTTAGCAACATCAATGATGTCAATGGGCGCGGTAGCTATCGATGATAACGGTATCTACGAAGTCCTAGACAATAACTAAGAGGGGGATCTTAAATGGCTTATTCTGCATCTGGTCTAACTCGTATGGCAGGTGGTGGCGGTCATAACCTTTGGTTTTATGACTCAACCGATGCTATAACAGCAGTTCGCGTTTCTGGTTACTTTAATAACGCTGCAAGCATGTTGAATGTTGGCGACGCTATTTTTGTACTAGACAGTGATGCTCCTGCTCTCAGCATATCTCTTGTACTATCCAACAATGGTTCGGTAGTAGATATTGCTGATGGTACAGCTATCACCGTAAGCGATAGTGACTAATAGAGTGGGGGCATCAGCCCCCCTCTTTTATAGGGGTTTATAATGGCACTAAGTACACCTGCTAATAGCGCAATTGATATTTGTAGTCGTGCTCTTATCTTAGTTGGCGCAGAGCCAATTACTTCTTTTGAAGATGATACAACTGAAGCCCTAATTGCAGGGAACATGTATGAAGATATTGCAAGAACTAATCTTACATCTACACGTTGGCGATTTGCTACAAACCAAGCTGTATTAAATAGATTAACAGATGTTCCTACTGGCAGATTTGACGCTGCATATCAATTACCAGATTATCTTTTTGTTCACGCTGTAACAGTAAGAGATCTTCAAATAGAATATAATATATACGGAAATAAAGTTTTTTGTGATGCGAGTCCTAATGATGAACTGATTGTAGATTTTACATTTAGAGCTGATGAAGTTGGTTGGCCTTCTTATTTTTCTCTTTGTGTTGAATATGCAATGGCAACTGTCTTTGCTACTGCATTAATAAGAGACACAGCATTATCATCTTTAATGTCAACTCAGTATGATTTTTTAATAGCAAAAGCTAGATCAACTGACTCACAGCAGCAGACAACTCGCAAGATAACAACATCGAGGTTTATTACAAATAGGCGCACTTAATGCAAAAAGCACGAATACCAATTACAAACTTTCAATATGGTGAGATAAGTCCGTCTTTGGTTTCGAGGACGGATTCGGCTATTTATAACTCTTCAGCACAAAGCATTAAAAACTTTTTTATTAGAACAGAAGGTGGTGTAGCTAAACGTGGTGGTTTTCAAGCATTACATGACTTTACAGCTATTACAGAAAACACTGCTATACGTCAGCAAATAAGACTTATACCATTTATATTTTCAGATGATGAACAATATATAATAGCATTTTCAAACCAGAAATGTGAAATCTTTTTTATAAATCCTGTAACAGGTGCATTAAGTTTAGCAACAACATTAACACAAGATGTTGATGGAAATGCTTTGCAATGGGATCATTTGTATCTGCATGAAATGACTTATGCACAGGGCGGTGATATTCTTTTTGTTTGCCACAATACTTTTATGTGTCAACAAATAGTAAGAACTGGCCTTAATAGTTTTCAAGTAGAACAATTTAATTTTGTTTTACAAGCAGGTGGAGCTAAGATCTTTCAGCCTTATTATCATTTTCATCCTACTGGCGTTACACTTGATCCATCTGCAAGCACAGGTAATTCTATTACTATAACAACTAGTGCGCCTTATTTTGATACTACTGGTAAACATGTTGGTATTACATTGTTATATCATGGTTCAGAAATATTTATAACTTCTGTTCAGTCTAGTACACAAGCAACTGGTAGAGTTGTTGATGAACTTTTTGTAGAGTTAGACCCTAATGCTGTTAGGACTACTGATGGTTCTACTAACTTAGAAATAACTCACATTAATCATGGCATGTCTAATGGTGATTCAATTACTATACGAAATGCAACATCTGTTGGTGGTGTAAGTGCAGGTAATGTAAATGGCACTCGGTCAATAACAAGTGTGATTGATGAAAATAGATATATTGTTGCAGGTGGCGGTTCAGCTAATACATCTGAGGATGGTGGTGGATTTATACAGATTGTTACTCATGCACCTACTACTGAATGGATGGAGCAATCTTATTCTGAATTAAGAGGCTATCCTGCTGCTGTTGGTTTCCATGAAAATAGACTTTGGTTTGGTGGTACGCTTTCTCAACCTGATACTGTTTGGGCAAGTAAGTCAGGATTGTTTTATAACTTTGATATTGGTACTGCTCAAGATGATGATGCTTTAGAACTTGTTATGAGTATTGGTGAAGTAGCTACTATACGTCATTTTGTTTCTAATAGAGACATACATATCTTTACTGCAGGATCAGAGTTTTTTATTCCTACATTTGAAAATCAACCTATTACGCCTTCTAATGCTAGAGTAAAAAGACAAACATCTTTTGGTTCTACTTTTGTAAGACCACAACCTTTCTATGGTGCTACAATCTTTGGTCAGATTGGCGGCAAGATGATACGTCAGTTTGTATTTGATGATAGTGAGCAAGCTTACAAAGCCGATCCAATTTCTTTGCTTTCTTCTCATTTGATAAGCGATCCAGTTCAGATGTGTGTAATTAGTGGCGCGGTAAACACAGCCGAGTCATTTGTATTTGCTCAGAACTTTACTGGTGAGATAGCTGTTTATAATCTTAATAGAGTTGAGGGTGTTGCAGGTTGGACAAGGTTTGAAACAAATGGTTCTTTTCATTCTGTTACTGCTATTGGTAACAGGGTTTTTGCTGTTATTAAAACCAATCTTGGATCTGGTACAAATAGTTTTGTATTCACTGAATTAAATCAAAATGTAAGTTTAGATCTTGGTAATACATACTCAGGAAGCAATGGTGTTTTTACTGTGTCAAACTTTTTTGAAAATGGCGCAAAGGTAGATGTAATAAGTGCTACAGACTACTTAGGTGAGTTTACAGTAGCTAATGGTCAGATTGATGTTTCGTCTGTAGACGCTTCTCTCTCAAGCTGTCAGGTAGGTTTTGGTTTTGATGTAGAGTTAAAGACTAATCCTATAGATGTTAATACTGCAATCGGTCCAGAAACAGGACAGCCTAGAAGTTTAAGTAGAGTTATACTTGATATGTCTGAAACATTATCTGTATCAGTAAATAATAAGAAACTAATTATAAGAAAAGTAAACAATGACTTCAGCCAACCAAGACAGGCAGTCACAGGTAAACGAGAGTTTTATTTACTTGGATACAATAAAGATCCACAGGTAACAGTTACACAAACTGCACCTATGTTTATTCAAGTTAATGGTTTAGTTGCAGAGGTATCTTTCTAATGGCTATTAATCCTCTTACTGTTATTACTACAGGTTTAAGTTTAATTGGAACAAAAAAATCCTACGATGCTACGAGAGAAGAAGCAAAACGTAGGGCTGAGATAGGTAAGTTTGAAGCAAGACAACATGTAAATGATTTGTTTCTTACTAAAGCTCAAGCAATAGATGAATCTAATAGACGTATTAGAGATATGCAGATTGCTGAGTCTCAGAACATTGCTTTCTTTAGTGCGCTAGGTAGAGAAGATAGATCTGTTGGTGCGTTGCTAAAAGAAAATAGAAGGATTGCATCTGAGGATTTAGAAGGCATAGAAAGATCTGCTGAACTTCAAGCAGCTAAGTTAGCTACGGCTGCTGCTGTTGCTTACAAGTATGGGCAAGGTGCATCGGCAGGATTAAAAGCTGAAGCGACTGCAAATCTTATTACGGGTATTATGGATATTGCTAAAAACTTAGATCCAAAGTTTTTTAAAGGGACTGGCTAAATGGGTGTTATTAGAGAAAAGAGACAGGTAGGTAGTCTTGGTCCTGTAGGTGTCGTTCGACAACAAAGTAGTAATCAATACCAAAGAATAGCTGCCGCCACAAATAAACTAACAGAATTAGCTATTGGTGAAATGGGTAGGCAAGCTGCTATTAGCGGTGAAGAACTTGCTCAAGAAGAAAACATATCAAAAATTACAACTCTTGATCCGATTACGAATAAACCAGAAGCACTTAGTTGGGTAGAAGATAATAGTTTCTTAGGTCGTGTAGGTAAAGAAGCATACCAAGAAACAATAGCTAAACGATTTCAGTTTGAAATTGATAACCAGTTAAAGGTAAAAGCCAAAGAGCTTGCTATTAAATATCAAGATCAAGATGGTGGTGTAGAGTTATTTAAAGATCAAATGCACCAGTATATTGATAGCATGGCAACTGGTTCTGAAGCTACTGGCTATAGTAATTATATTATGCAGTCAGGTGTAGCTCTTACAACCACAACAAGCCTTAACCTTATGGACAAGGCAGCAGCAAGAGAAAGAACAAAAACAACTTCTGTAATTGTTACTGGTCTTGAAGATCAGTTAGATGCATTAGAAACATTAGTATCTAATGGAGATCTTGATAGAGCAGATATTATTAGAAAAGATATAATATCAACTTCAGAAAATGCTTTTGCATCAAGTCATTTTACAAGAGAAGAGGCTAGGGCTTACAAAAAAGCTGCCGCGCTTTCTTATGCAAGAGGTTATTTGCGTGATAAATTAGTAGGTTTAAACTCAGATCAAATTTCTAATGTTTTAAATTCTTTAGTTAGTGGAAACTATGACAGTTTAAATGAAGAACTTAATGATGCAGAAATACAAGTTTTATCAGGCGCGGTTGAGTTCTTAACAAAAGATATTGAAGTAAATGGCGAAACCATAACAACTGTAGATTATGATGCTATTAAATCATTATCAACTTTTGTTGAAGGTCAGTATCAATCTGTTAAACTTGCTGAAGATAGGCGTGCAACTGAGGCTCTTCTTGGCACAACCAAATATGACACAGCTATAAATAATTCTAGAGGAGTTGGCCCAGACGTATTAGGTTCTTCTGATTTTCCTACTGAGGATTCTAAGATTAATGAACTTAAAAACAGGTATGATGCAACTGAAAATTTATTAAATGATAGAGAATTAAAAGACCCTGTTCTACGTCAAGGTATTCCTTCTACAGATCAAGAAAAGCTAGACGTTAGAATGAGAATGTCTTTTGGTTTATTAATTCCTGCATATGAGTGGTTACAAGACAATACAGATTTATCACCACCAGATATAGTAAAAGCATTACAAGAATCCTACGACACAGGTAACACAGGGAGAGGTTTTGGAAACCTTATAAAAGGCGATGCTCGTGTAGCTATGGAAGTAATTAAACATCTTAAAGTACAAACAGGTGGTCTTAACGATCCTCAAATGGATGAGTTTATTACAGGTTTAGGACAGGTTGACAGAAGAAATAGTGAAAAAGCTAAGATTGAAGAAGAAGTTAAAGTTAATGAAACTATTGAAAATTTTATTTTAAATCCAGTAGCTAACTATGATGAAGCCATAAAATATATAAATGCATCGTCTTTAAGCCAGCCTCAAAAGAATGCAAGAACAACAGAGTTAAATGTAGCTAGAGCTAATGTTATTTTAAATAATGCAATACAAAGAGACTCAAGTATTACTTCAGATAAAATTGTTGATGCAGCAACATATGCAAGTATGGGAATAGAAAAAGATTCTCTTACACCAGAACTTAAAGTTGCTGTTGATGAATCTAAAGAATATTTAAATGATGGTCAGATTTCATCATTGCTCTCTACAAAAGCTACTAGACTAAACTCAAGTGAATCTAAAGCTAATGTTGGCTCTGCAAAAAGAGAAGCACAAAACGCAATACTTAGTGGTCAAACATTAGCTAATACTGCATCAAATAAAGAAGCTGCCGAAGAACTTATTGTTAATTTTTCTGGCGGTATGACTGCAACAGAGTTTTTTTTAAGTGATCAAACATTTGCAACTAGACCAGATGGTACACCTCAAAACCCTGCTGCTCTTGCTCTTATGCAATCAATTCATGCAGGAGTTCTTCCAACAACCTTAAACACTTTACTTAAAAGTCTTGCTGATGGAGTGCCAACACAAAACCCAGATCAAGCACTAAACTTAATAACATTATATAAACAGTTTTCTTCTCAGCCTAAAGGCGGTTTACCTAGTGTAAATATAATATCTCATTTACTTGGAAAAGAAACATCAGGAAAATTAGAAGCCATAATTACTGCAAGATTAATGACTAATGAATCAGTTAATGAAATTGCAAACAGATTAGCTAATACAGATTTAGAAGAAGTTAAACTTAGTATGAAAAGAAAGTTTGGCGATAAGCATGATAAGCCTGAGTTAACTGTAAATGATTTTGTAGCCTTAGAAGTTCCTGACGCTAAGAACAATTCTCAAGCAATAAAAATGCTAGGCTCTTATGCTTTGTATATGGGTTCTCTTGGCATGAGTGCCGAAAGTATAGGTGACAATTTAAATATTTATTATAATAGGATGTTTTCAAATACAGAAGGTTATGTCATAGATGCTGCGTCTGAAGGAGGTCAACAGTCTAGATATTCTTTTAATCATATTTTTACAGACGCTAGTGTAAAAGAGTTTTTTGTTGAAAAAGTAAATAAAGAGTTAATGGATATTCTTCCTAACGGTCAATCATTAATGATTTCTACTGACGATAATCCTGCATCTAATAGAGCTTACCTTATGCCAATAGGTGTAGATCAAGGTGGTGGAGTTAGGTTTATGGTTGTTATGAATGACAATGGTAATTATATTCCTGTTGTTGGTAAATCAGGTTATCCTGTTGGATTTTCTACAGGAGAAAGTGATGTTGTAGATTTTGCAAAAAGTATTAATAAAGAAAAATTTATGAACACTTACACATTGCAAGAAATCAATGCTATAAGAGAAAGCAAAATAGAAGGTGATGAAATCCAAAAAGGATTATCTACTGATGTAGATGAAGGCTATATTCTTCCAGAAGGATATGAGGACTCTCCATATGCAGGAGCAGGTCAGTAATGGCAATTAATGTTTTATTTTCTGAAACTCAATTAGGTGCTTTAGATAATTTTAAAGCAGAAGAAAGAAAGCCTAAGTTTTTTGAACTTGTTGGTGCTCAGTTAGGATACACATATCAACCTATTATTAACCAAGCCAGAAACCAAGCAAGGTTTGGTGATGTTGAAATGGATTTTACTTATGATCCTAGACCAGAAATAGAAGGTTATGAAGAATACTTTGATACATTAGTACATGCTAAAAATGCAGAACATATGAGTGTTCTTAAATCTCAATTATTTGAACTTGAAGATAATAGAGAAACTATGGGGAGAGCAGGGTTCTGGATGAACATGGGGGCAGGGTTTATTGATCCTGTTAATGTTATAGCCTTACCTTTTGGTGGTCCTACTATTGGGATTGGTAAATCAATTGTAAGAGGTGGTATTGCAGCAGGTACAACTCAAGCAGGATTAGAACTATTAAGAGCACCGTATGATCCTACTGGTACAGCAGGAGAAGCAGCATTAAACATTGGAGCAACAACTGTGTTTGGTTCATTGTTAAATAGTGCAATTAGTATTCCATTAACTAGAAGAGCAGCAGCTTATAGAAAAATGGAACAAACTCATAAAGAGTTTCTTGAAGCAGCAGGAGTTTCTGAACAAGTCGGTAAATTAACACCAGAAGATTTAATTAATGCTAGAGCAAGAGACGAAAGAGCTTTTGCAGGTAAAGGTACAAAAGATTTAGAAGCTGAAATTAAAGCAAACGAAGGTACAATTTTTGGTGTAAATAAAAGAATAGAAGAGATAGACCAATCTTTTAAAGATGATTCTTTTTCTGCGGAAAAGGTTGAAGAATTAATTAAAGAACAAACTGGTTTATTAAGAATTAAAAGAGAAGCACAAGACTCCATTGATATTGTTAATCGTGAACGTGCTTTAAGAGGTGTAGAAGATGCTAGGATTGCAGGAGTAAAAGATCCTTATGATATTGCACCTAATTTATTTATTAATAGCCCATTTTTTAAGTTTGTACCAACGCCAATAAAAACTGTATTGCAATCTAAAATGGATAATAGTGCTAAGAAATCAATGCTTATGCTTGGTGGCGATAGTGGTTTACTTCTTAATATGAATAAACTGAGTATATCTATTGGCCCTTCTGTATATCAAAAAGCTAAGATTATGGAAGGAGAATGGGTACAAGTAAATAATAATCTTATTAATCATTGGGCTAATAGTTTAGGTATTAAAGAACCTAGTAGACCCCTTGGTATTAATACAAATGATATTATTGAAAGAAGTGCAAATTTTAAAAACAAAATATTTAAGAAACCACCTAGCGGTAGAAGTTATAGAGAATGGCTAACAGAGGTTAATCGTAAAAGAGTTAATGGTGTAAAAGATCTTACACCAGAAGAACAGTTAGCTGTTGATGCTATGAATGTATTTTACAAAAGGTGGCAAGATAGGCTTGAGGAAATAGGTTTACTTGGAAATACATTTAACATTTCAAATAAAATCAGAATTCAAGAAATAAGATTAAAAAGGTATCAAGAAAAATTAGCTTCTTGGACAGAAAAAGAACGAGCAGGTAAATTAGTTGGATGGGCAAAGAAAAATAAAAAAAGTCCTGCTGTTGTTACAAGACTTTACGAAAGAAGAATTACAGAACTTACTGCTGCTATAGACGAAAATAGATTATCTCTTGAGAATATTCCCAAAGGAAAACTTCCTGCCAATGAAGATGTGTTTATGCCTAGATATTGGGATATAAATAAAATTAAAAAAGACAGAGGGTCTTTAGAGAAAATATTAGTTAATTGGTATAGAGATAATAATACTATTTTTGTAAAACAAAATGGTAAATTTGTTACTAAACAAATGCCAACCGATGATGATGCTTTAGGCAAAAGAGCAAAAGAAACTGTTGATAATATACTTGGCATTAAAGATATAGTTGATCCAGAACAAATAGCTTATGGACTTGGTAAGTCTAAACATCTTAGACACAGGCAACTAGATATACCTAATCGTTTAGTTTTTGATTTTATTGTTCAAGACCCAATAGCAATTATGAAATCATACAGTCACAGAACTGGTGGAGTTTATCAATTTAATAAAGCATTTGGTAATAGAAATATTAAAGAAGTTGTTGAAGATATTGAAGAGCAAATGCTGTTAAAGGGTAACAGTCAAAAAGACATTGATAGATTTAAACTAAACTTTAAGCATATGTACGACAGAATTGTTGGATCACCTGTTAAAAACTTTGACAGATTTGATTTTAAATCAGCGCAAATAATGAAAGATTTAGCATACATGAATTATCTAGGTGCAGCAGGATTTTCTGCTATACCTGATTTTTCTCGTATTGTTATGGAGCATGAGCTTGGTGATATTGTTAAAGGACTTGTGTCTGTCTTTGATAAGAATGTTCGTAATTTTAATAGAGAAGAATTAGATGCAATAGCAGAAGCTATTGAGATTATTCAAGGTTCTGCTCATATAAGATTTACAGACAACATGACAAACAATCCTTTGCAATCTTCAGCTTGGGATACAATGCGAAGTGTTTACAATGTTGCTAATCTTTTAGGTCCAGTTACTCAGGTAGCAAAAGAATTAGATGGAATTATTCGAGGACATAAACTAGTTCAACTTTCTAAGCGTTGGGCAGCTAAAGATCCTAAAGATCCTATTAGCTCTCAAGACATACAATATTTAGCTAGGTATAATATTACTGAAGAAATAGCTCAAGAAATATCAGCAGCACCAGTACAACAAACAGCTAGAGGTTTATATCTTCCTAACACTTCAGCGTGGGATGGTACTCTTAGATTCCCAGATCATACAGCAAAGATAGTTACTGGCCCTACAGGTAGATATAGCAAGAAAACTGGTGATTATGTACCTGCTTACTATGACAGCAAGACTAAAAAAATATTTATAGATGAAGAGTATATTCGTACTGAGTATTTTGAGTCTAGAGTATGGGCGCAGGATTCTAAAAAGATAGAAGGTGTAAAGGCTTTACCTAAAGGTTTAATTAGAACGCCTGATGATTTAGTTCAGTTTGTTAAGATGCATGAGATAATGCATAATCTTTACAGTGCTAAAAAATTAGGTACTTTAAAAGATGTAGAGGTTGAAGGTACTGTTTCTAAAACAATTAGAGTTAGAAAATTTAATTTAGAAAAAAGTCTTACTGACAATTCAATTATCGAAAGTATGCCTAAAGCAAAACAAGCAGCAGCAAAAAAATTACAAGAAGAATATAAAGCTATACAAGACTTTGAAGTTGATGGGCCTGTTTCTAGTGCTAAAGACTTTAAAAAAATGGAAACACGTTTTCAAAAAAAATATGATAAGTTTGTTAAATCTTTACCTAAAACAAGAACTGCAAAAGTAAAAGGCAAAGTTAAACAAAAAGTAACTGACAATGCAGCATATGAAAATGCAATTAATGATTTAGCAATAAAAGAAATACAATCTCAACCTAGAGTAAGACCAGACACAACAGAAACATTTAGAACTGCTCTTCAAAGCGGAATACTAAATACTGTTATGATGGGTACACCTGCTGATAAACCTATACTTACAGATGGTGTTGTGTATATTCCGCATAGGATAGCAAAAAGATTTGGGTATGAAGAAGATAATATTATTACTGGATACTCAAGAGTAGAGTCTGGTGTTCTTGGTTTGCCATTTCAATTTTTTAGTTATTCACTAGCAGCAATGAATAAAGTAACTGGTGCTTATTCTCAGGGTCAGATTAAAAATAGAATGGCAGGAGTTCTAGCAGCTATGGGATTAGGCTATATGGCTGTTGCTATTAAAAGTAACTTAAGCGCAGGTGGTGCTAGGCAGTGGGATGAAATGGCATACTCAGATAGATTTGCTAGAGCATTTGATCAAAGTGGTTTATTAGCTCTCTACTCAGATCTTTTGTATACTTCTATGAATACAAGTATGGCTCTTGGCAGAGGTAACTATATGGAGGGTATTCTTGAACCTAAGTTCCCTCAAGATGAAGATTATATAGATGCTTTCACTGGTGTTATGGGTGCAGGTCCAAGCATTGCAGCTGATCTTACAATCAATCCTTTAAGAGATTTTTTAAATGGTGACGCAGGTGAGGGTATGAAAACATTTGCTAGAAGTTTACCGTTTATGAGAGTGTGGCTTTGGAAAGGCGACATGAATTCAATGACTCTTGGTTTGTCTAGATCTTTCTAATTTGTGCGTCTTTTTTTGTGCGTTGATAGAAAATATAAACAACGCTAATTTGTGACCAAATGAGGGTTTAATATGACAATTAACATTGCAGACAATTCACCGCGTATTTCTTACACCGTAGCACAAGGAGCAACACAAACAAGTTTTGCAGTACCGTTTGAATTTTTTGACAATGCGGATCTAAACGTATTTATAAATGGCGCATTACAAACAATTACTAATAACTACACTGTTTCGGGTGGCGATGGTTCTACTGGTACTATTTCTATGTCTGTCACAGGTGGCTCTGGTGGGTCTACTGTTGTCATTACTCGTAATATAACTCTTGAACGAACAACTGACTTTCCTGTTTCTGGTGCTTTTAACATTGTTGCTCTTAATACAGAGCTTGACAGACTTGTAGCTATCTCTGCTGATTTGCAAGACCAAGCTAATCGTGCATTGCAACTTACTGATTTTGATGCTGCGGTGTCGCTCGTCCTCCCCGTTGTTGACACTCGTAAAGGAAAGACGCTCGCTTTCAATGCATCAACTGGCGCGGTAGAAGCAGGTCCAAGCATTAGTGATGTTCAAGCTGTTTCTGCTGCGTCTACAGACATAGCATTACTAGCTGATATACAAGACGGAACTACGGCAACTAATGCGATAACTATTGCTGCAAGTAATAATGCAAACATTTCTACAGTTGCAGGAGTATCTGGGAATGTAACAACAGTAGCAGGAATTAGTGCAAACGTAACAACAGTAGCAGGTATAGCATCTAATGTTACTACAGTTGCAGGAGATACAACGCATATACAAGCATTAGGACCAGTAAGCGCAAACATAACTACGGTTGCAGGAGCAGTTAATAATGTAAATACGGTTGCTACAAACATTGCTAGTGTTAATACAGTAGCTACAAATATTGCTGATGTAGTTGCTGTTGCTGCTGATCTTGCTGAAACAGTATCTGAAATAGAAACGGTAGCTAATGATCTTAATGAGTCAACTTCTGAGATTGACACTGTTGCTCAAAACATAGCCAACGTAAATAATGTTGGTAATAATATTAGCAATGTAAATACAGTAGCTTCTAACAACTCTAATATTAATGCTGTTGCTGCTGACGCTACTGACATTGGAACAGTTGCTTCAAATATATCTAATGTAAATGCAGTTGGTGGTGTATCAGCAAATGTAACTACTGTTGCAGGTATAGCTTCTGATGTTACTGCTGTTGCAAATATACAGAGTAACATTTCTACTATTGCTCAATCAGCCGCTACAACAAATATTAATACAGTAGCTACAGATATATCTGGTTCTAATAATATTGGTGCTGTTGCTGCAGCAATTACTAATGTAAATAATGTTGGTGGTTCAATAGCTAATGTAAATACTGTTGCTACTAATCTTACATCAGTTAATCAGTTTAGTAATCAATATGTAATAAGTGCTAATGCACCTAGCAGTCCTAATGATGGTTTGCTTTGGTTTGATACATCTTCAGATACTATGAAAGTTTATAATGGTTCTAGTTTTCAGAACGCTGGATCAAGCGTTAATGGCACAACAAACAGAGTAAACTATGTGGTTGGAACTAACTCTGGTTCTTACAATGGGTCTACTACTGTATTTCCTGCAACTTATGACGCAGGTTTCTTAGATGTATTTTTAAATGGTGTTCGTTTAGATCCTGCTGATTTTACTGCAACAAACGGAACATCCGTTACATTAGGTAGTGCAGCAACTTCTGGTGATACACTTAGCGTTGTTGGATATGGTACTTTTATTTTAGCAGATCATTATAGCAAAACACAGTCTGACGCTCGATACTTACAACTGTCTGGTGGCACTGCTACTGGCGATCTTAATATGGGGTCGAATGATGTAATTACTACTGGCAAAGTATTATTTGCTAACTTGTATTCGCAATTATCTGATCTTCCTTCTGCTAGTACTTATCATGGAATGTTTGCACACGTCCATAATACTGGAAAATTTTATGGTAGCCATGCAGGTCAGTGGTTACCGCTAGTCAATTCGGACACAAGCGGCAATGTAGTTATCTCAGGCAACCTTACAGTCTCAGGCACTACAACCACTGTGAACAGTACAACGCTAAATGTTGCTGATAAGAACATTACGATAGCTAATGGTGCGGCTGATGCGGCTGCTGCTGACGGTGCTGGTCTTACAGTAGATGGGGCTAGTGCAACTATTCTCTACACAGCATCAGGTGACAAGTGGGCGTTTAACAAACCCATAGCGTTGGGTGGTTGGACGATAACCGAAACTGGTGGGTCACTCTACTTTGCAACTGGTGGTGTGAATAAGATGAAGTTGGACGCAAGCGGCAATCTCGATGTCGTTGGCTCAGTCAATTCTAATGCAACGATTAGCTAATAGGAGATACCGAAGATGGCTATAAAAGTAGGTGGCACAGAGGTTGTAGATAACAACCGACAGCTTAAGAACATAGCGAGTGTAGATGCTACAACGGTGGCTGCACTTGGAACGGCTGGCGTTGGAGGCGGTGGTGGAGCAGTAGACTTTACTGCATCAGGTAGCTTATCAAATGGTGACCTTGTGAAGCTTAACTCAAATGGTACGGTAAGTGTTGTTGCTGGTGGTGGTGCAGGTTCGGAATTTACCTTTAACAGTGGTAATTCTTCAGAAAATACAGCTACCTTTGACAGCAACTCTAATAAAATAGTTATAGTTTATAAAGACGGAGGAAACTCAAACTATGGTACAGCAGTTGTCGGAACTGTAAGCGGTAGTTCAATTAGTTTTGGTTCGGAAGTAGTATTTCATAGTGGTGGTGTTGATCAACTTGGTTGTACTTTTGACAGCAACTTGAATAAAGTAGTTATATTTTATTTAGATACATCTGCCTATCATGGAAAAGCAGTTGTAGGCACAGTAAGCGGAACATCTATTAGTTTCGGAACCCCTGTAGTTTTTAAAAATAACTACAGTTATATTTCTAAAAATTGTGCTACCTTTGACAGTAATTCTAATAAAGTCGTACTAGTTTTTGGCGACAACATTAGTAACCAAGGTTACGCAACAGCCCTAGTAGGTACAGTAAGTGGCACATCAATAAGTTTTGGTAGTGCTACGGTATTTACAAGTCATAATGTAACCACTCAGTATGGGGTTACTTTTGACAGTAACTCCAATAAAGTAGTTGTGGCTTATAAGGGGTCACCAAACAATAATTATGACGGAACAGCAGTTGTAGGCACAGTAAGTGGTACAAGTATTAGTTTTGGTAGTGCTGTAGTATTTAATTCGGGTCAGACAAACTATTCACGTTGTACTTTTGACAGCAACTCTAATAAAGTTGTTATAGCTTATGAAGACTATGATAATGGTCAAATAGGTGAAGCAGTTGTAGGAACAGTGTCTGGTACAAGTATATCATTTGGAACGCCAGTAGCATTTCAAGACACTGGCGGAAAAATTGGAGGTTTTATTTCTCTGGTTTTTGATAGTGACTCAAATCAAATAATTATTGTTTATCAGGATAATACTAACAGCCCTAGCATTTTAAGCATTGTTGTGGGTAGTGTAAATGGAACTTCTCTCAATTTTAAACCTTTTTCTGTGTTAGACACCCTAGGTCACGAACAAGTGGGAATGACCTTTGATAGCAACGCTAACAGGGCTGTAGTTTTATGGTCAAAGCAAAGTAATATGTATGGAACAGCCGCAACATTTAAACCAACAGACGTTTCTGAATGGATTGGTTTTGCATCAGCGGCTGTATCAAACGGTGCAACAGCTACTATTAATGTAGTCAGTAGTATTAACGAAGGGCAGTCTGGTCTTACGGTAGGTTCTAAATACTATTTACCAGACAGCGGCACACTAACGACAACCGCTATTTCTGGTCGTGAAGTTGGTTTTG